CGAACGGGAACTCAACGATACCTACGGCGGCTCTACGGCCGCCCGGCACCGCATGCGCGTCCTGCCGCCCGGCATGGAACCGGTCACCAACCCGGACGTAGCCGAGCGGTACAAGCCCGAGTACGACCTGTTCCTGATCAAGCAGATTGCCAGCCACTTCGATGTGACGATCGCCGAACTCGGGTTCACCGAGACCGGCGGCCTCGGGTCGACTGGCTGGCATGAGGGTCAGGCCGACGTCCAGCAGCGCAAGGGCACCCTGCCCACGCTCCGCTGGCTGCAGCAGTTCCTCACTTCCGTGTCCCGCACCCACCTCGGCATGCCGCCCGAGTTGGAGTTCCGCTTCCTCGGCCTCGAAGAGGAGGACGCGGCAGCGGCGGACGAGGTGTCCGGCGCCCGCGTAGGCGAGGCCCGGATGACGCTCAACGAAGACCGCGACCGGCAGGGGCAGCCCCGCTACGACTTCCCCGAAGCGGACATGCCGTTCATCCGCACCGGCCGCGGCCTGGTCTTCCTGCCTGGCGCTTCGAAGCTCACTGCGCCTGGTGAGGTCGTCGACCAGGTGGCCGGCTCACCTCTGTCAGACAAGGACTCTGACGGTGTTCTCGATGCCCCCAATGGTCCCGACGTCGACGACGGCGGGGACGGGGAGGACGAAGACCGGGCCGACCAGGTCAAGACTGAGCTGGCCTCGTTCCGCCGATGGGCGCGCAAGAACCCCGCACCCAAGCGGCCCTTCCAGTTCGCGACGGTCACCAAGGCCGACGCCCCCGACCTCGACGGCGCGCCCGTCATGTTCGCGACCCCGGGCGAGGTGATCGGTGGCCCAAAAGGTGAGGCGGTCGCGTGGCCCGGATGGGACCGCGACCAACCCACCGCCGACAAGTGGGCACGCCGCCTCCGACGGGCCATGGCGGATGCCATCGACTGCGACCGGCTCGCCGAACAGTGGCTTGCCCGGGAACTCGTCAAGGCCGACGAACCCGACCCCGGTACGGCCGAGCAGTACCAGCAGCCCGAAAGCGACTCCGGAGACTGGGCTGTGGCGCTCGCCGTCGCATTCCTCGCTGCGCAGGGCATCACGCTCACCGCCCCGATCGCCGCAGCCCTGGCTGGCGTCTGGGCTGAAGGGTGGGCTGTCGGTGCCGCCTCCGCTCACGCCGTCCTTGACGGCGGCAACGCCCGCTTCGGCTGGGCCGTCGGGGATGAGGCCGCCGCTCGCCGAACCCTCACCACCACCATGGCCGACGCCCTTCAGACGTTCCTCGACCGCAACCGCAGCACAATCCCCGTCATCGCCGACCGGCGCCTGCGAGTCTTCGCCCGGGTCCTGGCCCAGGCCAAAGCCGATGGCCTGACCGCAAAGGAACTCGCGCAAGCACTCCGGGATGCACTCCGCGACGACGCGTGGACCCGCATGGTCGCCCTCACCGAACTCACCCGCGCCGCCGCCGAAGCCGCACGACAGGCGTACACCGCCGCGGGGATCACCCAGTGGCGGTGGCTCACCGAACCCGGCGCCTGCCCCACATGCCTCGGCAACGAGGCCGCCGGACCCCGGGCTATCGGCGAGACCTGGCCCGACGGCTCCGACGCGCCACCGGCGCATCCGAACTGCCGGTGCAGTTGCGCACCAGCCTGACCACCTTCACTTCTGCGCGCCCGCGCATCGGGCGAGGAGGAACCATGCCTGAGACCACCTACGCCTGGGCGCCCATCACCAAAATGGAGAAGGACGACGACGGAACCCTCCTCGTCTACGGGCCGGCCGCCAGTTCGGATCTCGACCGGGACCGCCAGCGCCTCAACTCTGACTGGCTGGACCAGGCAATGCCCGCCTGGTTCCAGCAGGGTGCAAACGTCCGCGAGCAACACGACGGAAAGAAGGCCGTCGGCGTCGGAGTGGGCCTGTCCAAAGCGGACGGCGACAGCGGCACGCACATGCTGGCGGCCCGCATCGTCGACCCCGTCGCGGTGCTGAAGTGCGAGCACGGTGTCCTCAAGGGCTTCTCTGTCGGCATCAAGAATCCAAAGATCACCCTGGGAAAGGCGGACGCCCCCGGCGGGGAGATCGTGGGGGGCGACATCGTCGAGGTCTCCGTCGTGGACCGGCCCTGCAACCCCACCACGCTGTTCGAGATCGCGAAGGCCGATGGAATCGGTGGTGATCTGGAAGCGGTCGATGACCCCCAGGTGACCGTGAAGACGGACGCCGAGGCATTCGGCCTGCCCCAAGAGGTGTACGACCGACTCGCCACACCGGTGAAGGAGGCGTTGGCGTCGCTCGCCGCCGGGGGCGCCACGGTCCACGCCGAGGCCGCGAAGGCCGACTCTTCCGGGGACCCGGTACCGGTGGTGGTGAACGTGACCGTACAGGGTTCCGTGGTGGCCGAGGCCGACCTGTTCGACGCGATCGGCAAGGCCGACCTGTCCGCCGCTGGTCGCAAGAGAGCCGCAGCCTCAGGCGCCGCGATGAGCGATGGCAGTTACCCGATCAACACGAAGGCTGACCTGCGCAAAGCCATCAAGGCCGTGGGTCGCGGCGGAGCCGACCACGACAAGATCCGGAAGCACATCGTCACCAGGGCACGGGCTCTGGGATTGGAGAACCTGGTGCCCGACAACTGGAACAGCGACGGTTCGCTGAAGGACGCGGTGAAGGCCGACGAACCGGACGACGCCGTAACCGCCGAGACCGTGGCCAAGGCCGAGCAGATCCTGCGGGACGCCCGCGCGCTCGCCCCGAGCCTCGTCAAGGCCGACGGCGAAGAGACGCCTTCCGGCGAGGACGAGTCGACGGACATCGCGGGCGCAGAGGAAGCCATCGCCTGCATCGCCAAGCTCATCATCGCCGAGGCCGAATCCCTCGCCCAGGGCAACCTCAACGAGGCCATGGACATTTCCCTGCTGCTCGATGCGGTCCGCTCCCTGACCTGGTTCAAGAGCCGCGAAGAGCAGGAGCAGGACGGCGACGGCGACGCAGACATGGGCCTCGCCGACCAGCCAGACATCACCAAGACGGACGCTCCGGCCGACATCCCGGCCGTCGAGCCCGCACCCAAGACCCCCGACGCCGCCCAGGCGCCGGACACCCTGACGAAGGCCGATGTGGCCGAACTCGTCAAGGCCGCAGTCGCAGAGGCCAGCGAAGCCGCAAAGGAGCGCGAGACCGCGCTCGCGGAGGAACTGACGAAGGCGCAGCAGGCCATCGAAGAGTTCCGCACGATGCCCGTTCCCGGCGGCCCCGCGCTCACCCGCACCGCCGACCAGCAGGCCCAAGCCCGCGGCACCGATGCCGCCCGCATGCGCGCCGAAGCCAAGGGCCTCATGGCCAAGGCCGACGCCGCGGTCGACCCCGTACTGCGCAAGGGCTACACGGACCGGGCAACCGAACTGCTCGAAAAGGCCGACGCCTAAACCCCTCACCCGACATCCCGAACCCCGCCACCGTGCGGGGTTTTTGCATGGAAGGACGGCCCACCGTGGCCCTCACGACTGACACCGAAAAGCTGTTCGGCGGCAACCCTGACGCCCCCAAGCTCAGCCCCGCCGAGGTCACCCGCCGCCTCGACGCGTTCCTGGAGAAGCTCGACTCGGCGCCCACCCGCCACCTCGGGCCGCAGGACGTCGTCACGGCGTTCGCTGGCGGCCGCGGCATCGACTTCACCGAGCAGCCGAGCACCGCCTACGGCATGCTCACCAAGGCCCTCGACGCGCCCGCCATCACCAAGGGCCTGTCGCCCGAGGCGCTCGCGTCGGTCACCGGCGCCCTGGAGCAGCTCAAGAGCCAGCAGCCGGACCTCGTCAAGGACATCAACCTCACGTCCCCGGTAGGCACCGGCCTGGCCGCCTTCGACCTGGAGGCGCCGGCGAAGATGCTGACGCCGCGGCCGACGCCGATCCGCAACCGGATCCCGCGGAAGAAGGGCATCGGCACTTCCCACCGCTTCAAGGTGATCTCCGGGTTCACCGGCACCGGCACCGGCGGCGTGGGCAACATCCACCCCGGTATCGCCGACACTACGCAGAACAACTTCGCGCCGTCCGGGTCCAGCAACGCCCTGTACTACGCCCGCGGCCCGAAGATCAGACGCCGGGTCGGACCAGAC